GTGTATGGCTCTTTAAAGCCACCAGCACCGTCAGATGTTGTTGTACCTACTATTTTTTGTTGCTCAAACTTATGAGTAGTAGGATCAACATTCTCTGAATAATCAACTTCCGTTTGGAGAATTTGCTTGCTCTTACCTATACCTCTATAATAACGAATACGAGTTCCAAAAGTTAATGTATAAACAATAGCTCTTCTCGTAACTAAATCACCCTCATAATCATCATTAGTATCGACAGACTCCAATATAATTGGAGTGTCGGTTGTGATATCCATACTTGGAATATCTTTTATTGTTACCGTATATTCCGGTTGGAACATTGGTAGAATCTGTTCTAATAGTTGTAGTGCTTCATCTTGGCTCTTGGCTAAAATATTTAATTCCATTCCAACCTTATATACGGCTGGAGCACCTAATTTATTTAATTGAAGTGTATCACCAGTAATAACCTTTGTATAATTCTTATGTTTAGATACTCTTGCATTCGAATCATATTCAAATCCGCTTATCTCAAATGACATACGTGGTAACTTAAGAGCTATATTAGGACCAGTTGTTTGTTCATTTAAACGTGCAAGGACCTTACTCCTAGGTGCATATCCAAGCGGAACTTTAATCTTTTGTAGTATCTTCCCAGAAGAATCTTTTTTAACGACTTCCATATCGTTAAAGATCGAGCCAAATACGCTGACCATTCTTCTAGTTGATTCGTTATAAAAATGATTCTCAAACATTATGGGTCTCCAAACGGATTACTTTCAGTGAAGTCTATAACAGAATCACCAGCTACTTCAAATTCATCATTATCAGCAAATGGGTCTTGGTTATAGAATGTTTTCTCATCGCCGCTTTGGTCATCTGTAATATTTTGTGATGTACCAGATTCTGTACCAACTAATCTTTGGTTAGCATCTGCATCAACAAAGAATGACTTAAATGTACCATCACCATTTATACTTTGATGTGGACTAATAATTGTTACTCTATTAACACCATTGCCTTCCCAACCAGAGACATAACCTTCCACATTAATTGGGTCACCATTATCATCATTAGCACCAGTCCATTGTGTTACTAATTCACCAGTAGTATATGCAACTGCACCATTAACAATATAACTATATGATGTAGCATTCTTCCATTCTATTTGGTCTATTTCATCCCAACCAGTATCAAAATGCTGATCGTTATATTCAAATAACTCAGCTGTCATTGTATAACTTGGGAGGTTTGCTAATTGATAGAAAGGAGTTTTAGGTTCTACATATTTAATCTCAAATAATCTTTGAGTCATTGTCATATAAATTAAATCACCTTCGGCTGGTTTACCTTTAGGTGTATATCCTATAGTTGCTTCTTCAAGATTTACTCCTACTACAGCATCCCAACGGCGTTTAGTTACTACAAAATCAGCTTGGTCTCTAATTTCTAAACCAAATTTACCTAATGTATTACCATCACCTTCGAATCCTTCAAAACTTTCTAAGTACATTTCTATTGGATATGCTTGTGTATATTGACTCCACTCTTCATTTAATAACTCATCCTCAGATACTCTCTGACGTGGAAGATATACAACATCTTGTCCGAATATTTTAATACTTTCAGTAACAAGATCCTCATACAAATCTTGTTCGGATTTTACTGCACCGTTAAAATATACACTAGTCGCCATTCATTACCCCATTAAAAAGTTATCTGGCATAGCCCAAATCAACCTACATTCTTCTTCTAATTCCCTAATTTCTTCAATTGCATCTTCATACATTTGTCGACCATTCATTGTTATTCCACCTGGAAGCTGGAAGCCGTCAAACTTCATCATATTAGCTCCCCATTGGCGTTTGATTAATGCTGTAAGGTATTTTTTTAAATATAAATCATTATAAACATCTGTATAAGTATCTGGTCCTAAAATAGTATTAACTTCTAATACAATATAATCATCTGCTTCTAAATCTCCATATCCTTCGTCCATATGAACCCTATTCATATGTCTACTAAATCTAATATGTTCTACACTATTTAAAGTATGTTCAATTAAAGATAAATTTTGTAGTCTTTGTTCGTATGTTTGAATTTGTGCTGCTGCACCTTGAAGCATGAATACATCATTTAATCTCATATGATAACCCATATCAAATAAAGAATCACCTGATGATTGGCCACCTCTTAACATACGCATTATATTCGTAACGTTATCACTAACTGTGATATAATTATTTGTTATATCAGTTGCAGTAAGTTGGTGCTTTAAATATTCACGAACAACTGCATCAGAATGGAATTCTTGATAAAATTGTAATGCATCATCTGTACGATCTTCAATTTGGTCTTCGTCTACATTAATTTCAATAACCGGAGCACCTAAAGCTCTTAAGCAATGATCTTGTAATGTACTTCTTGTAGTTGGTTTTGCCATGTCATTTCCTCTTTATATAGTACTTATTTATATAAAAGCTAAGTTTCTTTAATGCAAATCGTGTAATTTAAAGAAATTTTCCATGCGAGCGAGGGTCTTGGCATCAGGATTGGTATGATGATTGTTCCTGTAAATTATTTTTGCAGCAGTTATACTCCCTAAAGCTAATTGTACAAAGTTATAATCCTTTGATTTTTTACTATGAAGGTGAACAAATGCTAAAGCTACCATTTGGTCTAAAGTTAATTTATCTAAATCTTCTTTGTGCTTATAAGTTGCAGGATAAACTGTTCCACCACTTTGTTGGTCATGAAGGCTATAGTTAAGATTTACTAGCCATTGAGGCCTTCTCATTTTTTTACCATCTAATAAACCTTCACCATTCTTATATCCACGTGGTTGCCAATCTCTTCTACCTAAAATAGAACGTGAATTAAATTGATTAATATGATATATATATCGTGTTACTGCAGTTTTTACACTAGGTTCCGTAAATTGTACATAGCCATAAGCTGTACTTTCATCATTTGATGCAGTCTTTATCCAATCAGATTCTGTTCCAACCAACTCATCCATAAACCATTTTACATTAGCTTCAAATGAATCATAATCAAATGCATCAACTGCAGCTGCATCTAAGCCATGAGTATATGCAACACCTCTTTGGTATCTTAATATTTCATCATAGACTAATATAGTTGCTTGAGTCAAGAATGACCCTTGAACATCTTTTAAGTTTTCAGATTTAGATTTGTAAGTAGGTTGATATCCAGCATGAACTAGATCAATATTAATAGGAGCTACTTCATTAATCGTAGCTTGTGTAGGTAATGTTATTAGTGTTATAGCCATAATTACAAAAAGGCCTACCTTATCTCTTCTTCCTAGTAGGCGCATTCCTTCTTTGATTCACTTGATCTGCTGGGATACCCATCTTAGCAGCATCCCCATATTTTTTCATAGTCTTTTTTAAATGAGCTTGCATTCTTGCTCGACGCTTTGCTGCACGGTCTTCGTCAACGACACCTTTTACATCTTTCCAATATATTGTAGCAAAGCTATCCATTAGTAATTAGCTCTTTTTACAACTTTAAATTTATCTTTCTTTTTTTTACCTGCGTTAGGTGCCATATCAACACCACTACCACTACCTGCTGCATTTGCTGCAGTCTCTGGAACAAAATTCTTATTAATCTTCTTCATTAATGCTTCATTCTCTTCATCACTATTTTTATTATATTCCAGCTTAGGGTATTTCTTAGCAAACTCTTCTTGTTTACGTTTCTCTTCCCTTTTAGCTTGAGCTTTTTCTCTACGAATTTGAGCTTCTTTATAACCTTTGGTACGTCTATCTACAAGAACACTACCCTTTTGCTTTTCACCTTCTTTTCTACGAGTTGCAGCTTTAAAACCAAGTAAACGACCATCACAATCAACAGCTTCCAAAAGCCAAGGCCACATATCTTCAATATCCCTATCTTCTACACCACCATACATTGGCCCTTGTAAGAATTTTATAATGTTAGCTTTTTCACCAGATATTGATGCTCCTGAATGATATTTACCTACATCTTTTTTAATAGTGACTTTATACTTTGACTTTGCTTGCTTAATCCATTTCTTTTCATCACCAACATTATCCCAATCAACATCAGTACCAATTGAGTCTTT